ATGAATCAGAAATTTTAAAATACATGGAGGAAAATTATACCTATTTTGAAATCAAATTTATTGCATCAAAGTTTATTGTAAGTAATATTCCAACACTTGGTTTATTTTTTGAAAAATTTGGACGAAATAAGGAATTATTGAGAGAAGAAATGTCAATAACAAAATTTATTAAAAAGTTTGATACAACAAGTAAAAACTATGTAAAAGATTTGAAAGAATTTGGTGAAAAAAATATATCTCATCAGAATTTATTTAATGAAATTGCAGTTGGATTGAATATAGATTTGATCGTCGCTTTATTCAATGAATATTTAAATCAAGGTGATAATGATTTTCGTAATTATTATTCAAAAGTTTTCGTTCGAGAAAATAAGAAACAGATAGCTGATTTTGAAAAAGAAAAAGAAAAAAATAAGGAGAAATTACATCAAATTTTTTTAGAAAGAATGCAACAATCTCAGGTAATGAAAAAACAAGACGAAATTTCTGAAAAATATAATTCGTGTAAGAACGTGTATAAAAAAATGCCATGGATTCCTGGAAATTTTATTACAAGAATTTGTATTAGTAAACCTAATATTACTGAAAAGGAAAGTTCGGATATTTATTTTGAAGATTTTATTATTGATTCCTCAAAGTTCTTCTTCAAAGATGAAGAATGGTATGAAGTTTCTGAAAAATACTTTCAATTTCAATGTGATGATGCAATTAAAAAAAATCAAAAAAACGATATTTTGTATTTTTTTGATGCAAATGGTGAACTATTAATAGCTTTTAAAATAGGGTTTTCAAATACAAACAACGATTTTATAGTTCAGGATGAATATATATATAATTCAGAAAGAAGTTTTTTTGCAAACTTAAATACTTCATTAAATGATATAACTGTAAATCAAATTTTAGATGGGGTTTTAACCGAAGAAATTTTCAATATAGGGAAACAATTATTTTTTAATGCAATTTCAAAAATTACATCTTCTTCAAAATATAATAGTGATGTGACTTCATTATTTAATTCAGGTTCTTATAGTGTAAGAGAATTTGCTAAATCGTTAGGAGAAGTTGTAATTTATTTTGATTTAGATGATATTAGTGATTCAATATTCAAAAAACGAATTCAAAATGAATATTATAATAGAAATGTTTTATTTAATCTCCCAGTTCATGAAAAACTACCTGAGGTATTATGTAATGAAGATAACGAAAATTACAAATCTTTTATTTTAAATTATATGAATAGTAAATTAAATAATTTTGTCTATAGATTTGGTGAAAATATTTATATTATTAAAAATAGCTTTACGAAAGAATATAAAAGAAAAATATTTCCAAACGAAGATTTGAAAATATCTATCGACTACACATCTATAAATAAATTGTGTGATGCAACATTAAATATTTTACCTGAAAATTTAATAGTTTATAGGAATAAAAAACAAACAAAATGTTTTGTTATTAAGGATTTAATTCAAAGTATAAAGAATAATGAATTTGTAGATCGAGTTTTTTCCAAACATATTTTAAGAATATATGATTTTGAGCAGATTTTAAATCCGAAAGTGATTAGTGATAAATTTCCGCTAGTTAATATGATAGTTCAGGATATTTTAAATTTAGATGATTCATTGGACAAATATGAACTAGAAGTAAATTTAGGTATTTTGATTTCAAATAAAAAGGAAGAAGAAGAACAGGAAGAAGAACAGGAAGATGAAGAAAATGAACAGGAAGATGAAGATGAAGACGAAAATATTTTGAAAAAAGGAAAAGAATTAACAGTTCTAAACGAAGACGACGACGAAGAGGAAGAAGGTGAAGAAGTTGAAGAAAATGAAGAAGAAGAAGACGAAAAAAATGAAGAAAATGAAGAAGATAATGAAGTTGAAGAAGTTGAAGAAAATGAAGAAGAAGGTGAAGAAGAAGATAATGAAGTTGATGAAAGTACTGACTATGATACGGTTAGTGAAGAAGATGAAAATGAAAGTACTGACTATGAAGATAATGATACAGTTAGTGAAGAAGAAGACGAAGAAGGTGAAGTATTTGAAAAAGAAAAATTAAAGAATCTCAATAAATTTAATGATTATAGTGGTATTAGTGAAACACTTGAATCAAATGATGAATATTCAATAGAAAGAAATTATGTAAAAGGAAATGGAGATTGCTTTTTTAGATCATTGTATCTATCCATTATCTACAATAATCCAAAAAATTTTAAATTGATTCCTAAGGAATTAAGACCAAGTAAATTAGTTTGTGAAAAAAATAATTTTAAGGATGTAGATGAATTTTCTAAAAAAGCTCGTCAGTATATATCTAGTAATTATGATGATATTTTAAATAATATTATTGAAATGGGTTCGATGATGTCAGATAATGATATTTATCCAAACTCAGAAGATGCATTATTTGGAGAAGCAGGAAAATGTTATATAAAATTTCGAGGATCTAAAAATTTTAAAAAGAATGAAATAGTTTCTGTAAAACATAATAATGAATGGAAAAAAGGAAAAATTTTAAAAATGAAAAAAGTTGATTCTGACTCAGATTCAGAAGAGGATGACAGAATATATAAAATTCAATTGGAAGAAACGGATGAAATATTAAAAAATGTTCTATCAATGAATATAATGAAAAAAGATGGTATAGACAAATTTTTCAAGTGTGCAAAAAAACAAATTTTAAGTAAGTCTATTTATCCAACGTATGGTGAAATTGATTTAATAATGGATTTATTAAAGCAAAATTTTGAAATTCATAATATAATATTACCTAAGCTATACAATATCAAAGTTAAATCAACAAATCAAATAGAAAACGATATTGATATCAAGGATATTTTAGATAGACGTAGAAATGTTCAAAATAGTTTTGATATTGGAGACAATGTATTTTTTAGAAAAGGAGATTTTATTAAGGGAATTATAGTAAAAGACAATAAAGATGAGACTTATAAAATAAAGACGAAAGATAAGACTATTATTACAGCCGTTAAATTAAGAAATATTTTAAATCGTAATAAAGAAAGTCTGAGTTCATATAATGTAAAAGATAAAATATTATTTAGAAGTCCTTTTTCCAAGGGTGTAATTGATAGTATTACCGACGACAGTACATCCAATGAAAATTTATCAGAATCAAGTAAAAATAAAATTTTAAATGATATTGAAAGATATGAAAAAAATAAAGATGTAAATAAAATACAAATTTATTTGTTATCGGATAATACTCATTATAATTTTTTATCACTAGATAAGGATGAATTAGAAATGCTTGAACTAAATAAGGATGGAAATTTCACAGATAATTTATTAAATTATTTAAATAAAAATGACGAAACAACGGTAAACAACGGCGATTCTGATATTGATTATGACACAGAAGAATCCAATAAAAAAGATTATGATGATAGTGAAGAAGATGGTGGAGAATGCGCTTGTGATAGTATTGGTGAAGAAGATGGTGGAGAATGCGCTTGTGATAGTATTGGAGAAGAAGATGGAGATGGGTCAAAAAGACAAGTAAAGTATTGTGAAAAATGTAAAAGAAAATTACCATCAAATAAAATTTATTTCAAGAGTAAAAATTTTAATAAAAGTAAAAATAAAATAGAGACAATTTATTTTTGTAATATGACATGTTTTAAGGATTTTGAAACATGGATAAAATAAATATATATGTACAAAATAAAACCAGCATTAAAAAATAAAAAATAAATAAAAAAATATTTAATATAAAAATAGGTAATGAGAAGAAAGCAAAATTACTTAGAAAATTCAAAAAACATACTGAAGAATATTACATTTTCTACAAAGATAATTTTGGTGTTAATATTAATGTTATTTTTTCTTGATATTTTTGATTTTAAAATAAATTTGATAATTTTGTTATTTAGTTTATTAATTATAAATATTCTTTATTATAATCAAAAGATTCGAATGATAGAATATAAAACTCAATCGCCGAATTCAAATACTGTTGAAAATTTTGAATTCAATGTCGTTGAAAATGAAAAGAAATACAATGAAACTAATCCTTATTGCAAACCACATTCTGCTAGAATAAATTATCATTGTAAAAGTAAAGACACTACTAACAGAGTTAGTTATTTAAATGACAATATACTCAAACATCTCAAAGAGGATATGAGTTCAAGTGAAACATCTACATATTTCCACGAAAATCTCAAGAAAAAGAAATATGGTAATACTAATTTTTATACCAAGACTGCCAACCAAAGTCTAGTTGGTGCAGCAAATCCAAAAACACTAATTCCTCCAATTATGGCACCACGAATCGCTGATTTAGAATATTGGAGAATGAATGATGAACTAACACCGGAAATTATAAACGATGAAAAGGAAAGATATGAATTTGAAAGTGGATATGATGTTACCTATCAACCTCCTGAAAATAATTATTTTGTTCCAAAATCTAATCTTGGACCTTATAAAAGAAGAAAGAAAGCAAAAACGAGTCAACCAAATTATTCTTTTGAAAAAAATATGGATGGTACATATGATTCTATAGAAAATTTTCCTTATGAAACGAATGATAGTTATTATAAAAAAGATCTTCGCGATGATGAACATCATTTATTTAATAAACCATTCAGTAACAATGTGTTATTTAAAAATAAATATAATCCAAATTTGTTTACAGAAACTATAACTCCAGGTTCTTATCATATAAATGATAGAAATGAACCCATAAATTCATTAATGGGTATTAGTTATCCTCAACAATTTGAAGCAAGTAATTACGATGAAATCGAACCATTTGAAGATGTAAATGTATCTAATACATATGATCCTAGATTTAATGGATATGGAACTTCATATAGATCCTATGTAGATGAAAATTTAGGACAACCTCGATTTTATTATGATGATGTAAATGCAATAAAAATGCCAAACTATATTACTAGAAGTGCAATAGATGTAACATCTTTTGGAGATTCTTATGGACCTTTGAAAAAACATAATCCTTACACATCAAATATTCACAAACTTGCTGACGAAGATTATACAAATTCAATGATAAATTTTAGAACTGAAATGCAAGAAAGACTTATGAGAAAAAGAAATGCTGAAAGATGGCAACAGCGTCAATATCCTATATCAAGAAATGGACAGAGAATGCTTAAATAATTTTTATACCAAAAATTTTTGTATAAAAATAAAAAATAAAAATTATATGTAATAAAAATGGGTTTAAATATTTATATTATTAATTTAGTATTATTAGTTCTTTTACTAGTTTACATTTTATATATACATTTTGTCTTATTACCAGGTTACTACATGACAGATAATGATGTACATGCGAAATATATAACTATAAAAGACGCATCTAAAATATATTTAAGTCTAAAAGAAGCTCCTAACAAATATATAAGTACAAAAGATGCATCTTCAATACTTAAAGATTATTTAACTATAAAAGATGCATATGCAGAACTTGTAAATTATATAACTGTAAAAGATGCATCTACAGAACTTGCACAATTTTTAACTAAAAGAGAAGCAGAAGAAAAATATGTACCTAAAAAATAATTAATTTAAACATTTTTATTACACTATATAATAAAAAATAAATGTTAAAAAAAACAAAGTTTTTTATAAAATGTAGTATTTTTGTGCTGTGTATTGTTGCATTAACAATTTTATTAATAATCTACTTAACATCTTCAGGACAACCTCAAACAAATACACAATCTCCTTCATCTACATCTACTACACCTTCATCTACTACACCTTCATCTACTACACCTTCATCTACTACACCTTCATCTACTACACCTTCATCTACGTCTACTACACCTTCATCTACTACACCTTCATCTACATCTACTACACCTTCATCTACGTCTACTACACCTTCATCTACTACACCTTCATCTACGTCTACTACACCCGCATCTACACCAAATTGTGGATACGGATATAGATGGAGTTATAATGAAAATAAATGTAAACCAAGATAAATTATAAAAGTAAGTGTTACTGAACTTTAAAATATGATGTAATTTTATAAATCCAATTTATAAAATTGTTTTTATAAAATTAAAAGATGTCGACTGATTTTATTAAAATATTAAGTGAACTACAACCTCTATATACTGAATTAAATTCTGGATATAGTAAATCATATCTTCAAGGGAGTACTTGGTATGTAGGTGATGATTTACAAAATTGGTGGAAACATTGTAATAATGTTCGATATTTTCTTACAAACAGAGAAAAAATTATTGAAATAATTGAAATTCTTATGGTATATCAAAAAAATAAAAAAATATGCATTTAATTTAAATTACAAAACATTTTGTTTTACAGACTGGACAGAAATTTTTAGTTTGTAACCAAAATTCTATATTCTCTTTTGAAAAAACATGAAAACAATTTGTTACGACTGCAGTTTCTTTTTCAATTTCTTCCATACTAATTGGACATATAGACTTCTTTGCTATTTCATTATTTATTATTAAATCAATTATATCCTTACTAGGGCGCGATACTTCCATCTTGGATTCTTCTACAATTTCAAGAATTTGCGGTCTTCTCAAAATATGAATTCTCTGTCTCAATAGTTCATCGGATCTACTTTGCTCCAGTTGACGCTGTAACACTCTTCTTCTACTTTGTTCTCTAGTATCCATAATTTCATTAATGTCATTCGTGGATAAGTACGAATGATCTACCCCATTTTCTATGAAAAACTTTGCAATTGGTTTATTGCCATAATCAATGGCATAATTCAAAGCTGTTTTTCTATATCTATCAATAATTCCTAAATCTTCACGACCTTTAGAAAACATAAGACGAACGATTGAAATAAATCCATTCATACAAGCAATATGCATAGCTGTTTGATGATGAAGTGTTGATGAAATAGTTCTATCTATTCCTAAATTAAGAAGTAATTCAACAATATTATATTTCTTTTCTCTAACAGCCATATGAAGCAAGGAAAATCCATTATGGAAAATAGTATTTATCATAATATCTCTATTCTGTATTAAATTAAGAATTGAATTCGTTTCATTATATTTAATTAAACTCAAAATATTCATTAACATATAATCATTGGTTCTAGGTCTTCTTCTAGGTCTTCTTATTCTTTCAACATTTACTACAGACATTATATCCAAGATAATCTGACAATATATTTTATTTTTTTTGAAAAAAATCAATTTTTCAAAAAAATATTACATTTACGTTAGAAACTACAAAAACAAATTTCCTTTAAATTTAACTGTCTCAGGTCTATTATATTTATAATAATATTTTTGAGAATCAACATCTGAAGTTGGTTCACTCGCGGTATTTACTTTCAACAACATATTATCAAAATTTGCTGGGGTGTACTTTATAGACTTTAATGCCTTGTCGGTTGACTTATTGTATACAACCCAATGTTTATTATCGGGTGATTTTCTATAATCAGGTGAATCATATCTTTTGTCATTTTCTTTGTACCATTGAACTGTATCAATCGCTTCTTGTTCAGACTTACAAAATTTTGTCATATTAGAATTATGAACTATATCAAATGATTTATCTAAATCAATTCCAAGTTCAATACCCATTCCATGAGTCACATAAAGTATATCAGACAATGCATCAATAATTTCTTTTAAATTATTATCTCTAACAGCATCTTCTAATTCAGATAATTCTTCCTTTATTAAATCAACGCGTAGTTTAACTCTATCAGGTTTATCTAAAATATAATTTTCCTGAATTTCATCATTAAAAGGATGTCCTGCACATTTATGAAAATCGATTACCTTTTGATACTGAGATTTATTTTGAATTTTTTCTTTTACTGTATCAATTAATCCTGTAGTTTTATCATTCATAATTTTAAAAGATTCTTGAATTTTGTTATACATCATAATATATATTATATATACTATATACAACCTTGTCTTTAAATTAGATTTTTAATTTTTACCTATTACAAAAATTCCAATACCATTCCACCAACCATTTTTCCCTTCATCATTATAATGAGGTTGTTCGGTTATAATTTCATACTTAAATTTTATATTTGTATTTAAATCCTTGAATGCATCCATTGTTCCATTTCTTACATCTTCCCAACTCCAATCATCTATAATTACTATACAATTTTCCTCTAATAATGGAT